GAGGTTAAAAAATGTCCGTCTCGGAGGATGAATATGATGAAGCGTGCGCGGAAACTCTAAGAATGATGCATGTTAGTAGCCCTACACACTATCAAGGGAAGGGTTTGCAAGCTATTGATGTTATTGAAGATTTTAGTCTTGGGTTTAATTTAGGAAATTCTATAAAATATATCCTAAGAGCTGGTAAAAAGGGTGATCGAATTCAGGATCTTAAGAAGGCTATATGGTACCTGGAACGAGAATGTAACTCGGAGGTGTAAAGGTGCCAAGAATGATTTTAGGAATCTTATTAATCTATATAGTGGTTTGTAACCTTAGAAACTCCAGTGAACTCTTTAACTCTTTAAAAAACTGGAAGAATGACAAATGGGGAATATTGTACGCGCTCTCTTATGTGGTTTTATGTCTGTATGGGCTTTATGTAGCTTGGACGCTAATGATGATGTGGATGTCATAGCAAAGCGCAGGCCTGGTGAAAACTACGTGAATGATGCTGTCAACAGCATGATCAGTAATCCTTATTCTTCCCCAGACTATTTACTTCAGCAGGTTTATGTCGTAAAAGGATATGCCGAACAGTTGTACGGTATTAGAATGGACCTTGTGAAAATATTAAGAGACGTAAATCGTGAAATCGAGATGTTTGATAAAAGAAGAAAAATTCCCGATAAGCACATGAGCTCCTTAGTAAGTTTTATAGAAAAAAGAAGCGCTATGTACGACATCAATAAGATGTGCTCAGACTTTGACACGCCTTATCATTCAGACCTGAATATTGCTAATGAATGCGTTTTTGAAGTCCCTTTTAAGTATTATGAGCTAGATGAAATCATTTATGATGTTAAGCATTGCCAAGATATTGCCCAAACTGTCATCGATGAAGTCCCTCCGCGCTTAACTTTTGGTGTTTTCCTCTCTATTGCAGGCGAGTTGCTCTCTAAAACTCCATGGGGAAGAGCCGCTAAGATAGCTAAAGAGGCAGGGAAGGTGTTGATTATCGAAAGTGTGGCTGTTTCATGCGAAAAAGAGAATGAAAAGCTGAAACATAATCATAATCCAGAAGCAGAAAGAATTAGGCAAGTTCACGATCAGGTTCCGTTTTGGCAGAAGTAGAATTTAATTTAGGCGTAGACGTCGTAAGAAAAATACAATCTGTGGGCAGAGCTGAGAGTGTGCTAAAGTCTGTCTTAGATAATGATATTTTCGATAAACTTAGTAAGCATGACCCTTATTGGCATTCAGATTACGACGTAGAAGCTGAAAAGTTAGATGAATTGCGTAGAATTCTTGATTGTATGCATGATAATCTGTGGAGTATCATGAGTATTTTAAGAGAGTAAAAAGATTAAACCTGGTAAGGTATGTAATAGATGCTTGCCAGGTACCTAGGTACGAATCGTACCTAAGATGGGACGGAACATCTTTAAAATTCCGTCTTTTGACATGTTAGCTCAATTAGTAGAGCGCTTGAAATTTGGGTAGAGAGATTTAGGTGCAAGTCCTAAACGTGTCTTTCGCAGGGTTGGCCGAATTGAATGGCAGCTAAGGTTTGAAGGCCGTCCTTAGCGTTGTGGGTGCAAGTCCTACACTCTGCAATTTCCTCTGTTGACTTAATTCAAAATAATTATTATATTGAAGTTACAAACATTGGAGGATCTTATATGTCTATTGGCAGTGTCCGTAGTCGCATGGTAAGTTTAGATAACTTTTTTGACTATGTGCCCGTTTTTAGTACGATTACAAATATCGTAGATTTATTTCAGAAGTGTCTTGTTCTACCGTTCATGGATAAGAAGAATATTGCTGATAGCCATTATTTCACTCATATTGATCAAAAGTCTGCTGGGCGTTGTGCTCTTCTATTGATCCCTGTGATTGGTAACCTGGCTGCCATCTTCTTTGACCTAGCTTCACTGAAAAACACTGAAGATAAGTCTATTGGTCCCAACCAAAGCTCTTTCTATGATTTTCACAGGAAAGCGTTTAATAAGAATGAGGCTAGAGACCAGAGATGGGAGTATCGTAGAGATCGTGCAAGAAGTGAAGGTTCACCTGATATTCACGAAGCTAGATTCCCACACAGTCCTAAAGCTGGAGTCAAAGTAAAATGACAAGCACATTGGATCCAATGCCTAATCCTCAAGACCCATTGGATCCAATGTATGTCTTTATCGACACGCAACCGCTAAGTCCTTATCCAAACAACCCAGATTCATCGCCAAGCCACTACACATTGCGTCAGTTCGTTCCTGAGAACGTAACCAACACTTTACCCATCTACGTAACTAAAACAGCACACGGGTTAATGAATGGACAATCACTCAGAGCTACTAAGTTCGTACAGATGCCATTTGCAAACGCAACTGGTATGCAGCAGCTTAATAATCGCTTATTCTTTGTACAAGGAGCAACCCTGGATGCCTTTTACCTGGCTGATCGTAATACACTTCCTATTGACGGTAGATTCTTTACTCCGTATGTTAAGGGAGGAATGTTCACGGTGACAGGACAAGACTTGCCAATAGTGAATCCGTCGATGTTTCCACCTCCAGGCATTCCTTCGGTCGAATAGATTCTACATCTATAGTAGAGTGTAGTTTTATGGAGATTTTATCAGTATTCCAGATACAACCGCTAGAACAGTCCCATGGATAATACCATGTAGTATTAAGTCTAAATCTACAACCCCACTGATAGGGGGAAATAATAATTCCGTCATATTCTTCCTTTACTTTCTTCCAGTTGATGTACAAGCTGTTTAAGAGTGTAGTATTAAAGAAATCTTCTAGAACGTAGTTATTTGTAAATTCGTCTATCTCCTCAGGAGTTTTTAAGTGTAGTATGTTGGCTTTACTAGAAATATTAACTGTATATTTGTATTTTAGGTTTTCCAATCTAAATTCTTCATTCTTACACCATTCAAACCAGGAAATATCCTCATCATCATCTTCGATGCTGACCCATAATCCGCAAGGTTTCACTGAGTATTCATCGTTAATAGATGCGTTAAAATCCTTCTTCAGAGACTTTATCTTATCTTTAGAGTAATGAAAAATCTTAGTCGGCAGCTTCTTAGCCCGGTCACCTATACAATCTATTATCATAAGATAGCTTTCTGTAGGTTTTCATTAGTAATGGTAGGCGTGTCCACTTCTTTTTCCATCCGCTTCCATAGATTATTAAAGTTAACTTTTATGCTTGATAGTTTACCTGCATGAAATTCAGCAATACGAGAGACAAGGTAGACGGTTCGAACTAAACGTACTGTCAAAACGTGCATCTCATCGCCACCAACTTCATTTTTCACCCAGTCATCTTCTTTTTCTATATCATAAAGCTCTAGTAATGGAATCACATCCTTTAGAAAAACAGTCAAATAGCGTATGTCCCAGTCTTCTAGAAAATCATTGATCTCTTTTTCTATTGTTCTTCTTTTTCCCATCTAGCTTCTTTATCCCGATTAGCTTTTGTTTTGCCTCAAAGTCTTCTTGAGCTTTATAGGCGTCGTACTTTCTAATGTCCCCTAAACGCTTAGACTCTCTCATCACTACAGATTTACACCTTCCCACATATGTGGCTAGAGCTCCATATGACAAGTCGAGGTCTAAACCCTCTTTAACCTTTAATCTTTCTTCTATGGATAAAGGGTTCATAGCTCTCCATCTGCACGGCATTAATCTTCATCCTCGTCATGCTCGCTCTCTTGGGTTCCAGGGCAAGTGTGAGTGTTTATGTCGTTGTCGAAGTAATATTTAGTTCTTTGAGGGTCAAATTCTTGCATCCACTGCCTAGTTTCACCCGTCTGGTAGTCGTATAGCCAGTTGTAGATCTCCTGACAAATAGGCTTGAATTTAGGTCTAAAATCATTCTCAATATTAAACTTAAACCTCTCTATCATTCTCCAGAAGATCTGATGTTTAATTCCGTGTAAGCTGCTTCGAACATCTTCTTTAACCTTCTCAGCGCTGTCAGGAATCTCAGACTCAAGCGTTGATAGGCACTCTTCTAATATGTGAATTATTTTTTTTTCATCACTATTAATTTCAACTACATGAGGGTCACTCACTCTTACAGTGAACACTAAATCCCCTTCAGGTGTGCTCTCGCGCTCTACTTTAATCTTCATTCGTACCTCCTGGTTCTTTAACCTATCAAAGACTTGTTTATATATCAACGAAAAATTATGTTTAAAATATTTTGTTTAATGTGGTATTAAATATTATATTATACATAAAGGGTTGCTGAGTGACGATAGACGAGAATGAAGCCATCAGAATCTTAGGTAACCAGGACTGGCGGCTTAGAAATTTATATAAAATCAAAGATAAGCAGGGAATGATTGTGAATTTTGAACCCAATTGGGCTCAAGATGTACTAAAGAAGCCTCATTATCTAAATATTATCTTAAAAGCTCGTCAGCTTGGTATTACAACTTACCACGCTATTCTCTTCTTAGATACCTGTCTATTCAACCGTAACGTTAACTGCGCGATCGTTGCGGATAGCAAACCTATTGCGCGTGAAATATTCATCGATAAAGTGAAGTTTGCTTATGACAACCTCCCTCAATTCGTTAGAGACTTCTGCCCTGCGCAGCGAGATAACGTTCATGAAATGCGCTTTTCAAATGGTTCAGTATTTAGGGTTGCGACGTCGCTGCGCGGAGGTACGCTTCAACTTCTACACATCACCGAATTTGCTAAGATCTGCCAAGAAAATCCATCAAAAGCCAACGAGATTGTCTCTGGAGCTCTTAACGCTGTACAGGCTGGGCAATTTGTTTGCATTGAATCGACGGCTCGCGGAAGGGAGGGTCACTTCTATAATTTATGTAAAGAAGCACAGGCTTTGCAAGACGCTGGAACTCCTCCAGGGCAGCTAGATTGGAAGCTTTGGTTCTTCCCTTGGTGGCAACATCCTGATTATGTTGTGGATTCAAAAAATGTCTTGATAAATAAAGACATGGAGAAGTATTTTAAAGACTTAGAGTGTAAAGATATTATTTTAACTTCTGAGCAAAAAGCGTGGTACATTAAGAAGATGCAGACTCAAGGCGAATACATGAAGCGGGAATACCCTTCTACGCCAGAAGAAGCGTTCGAATCTGCAAATGAAGGGTTTTATTTTGCTAAACAAATATCTCAAGCTAGACACGATAAAAGAATCTGTTATCTCCCTTACGAAGAGCATGCGAAGACATATACAAGTTGGGACATTGGGATTGGGGATTCGTGTGCTATTTGGGTATGGCAGCTCGTTGGTAAAGAAATTCATTGCATTGATTACTACGAAAACAGCGACGAAGCGCTCTCCCACTACGTCAGATGGCTTAAGTCAAAGCCATATATTTATGAAAAGCACTTCTTGCCTCACGATGCCGCCGCAAGAGAAAAAGGCTCAGGTAAATCCTTTGCCGACATTGCAAGAGACCAAGGACTTAAGGTCGACATCGTGCCTAGGCAGTCCAACGAGATTTTCGGTATCGAATGTCTGCGTAATATGCTACCCCGCTTCTTCTTTGACTACTCTAAATGCGAAAAAGGTCTTAAAGCCATCGAAAACTTCCGAAAAGAGTGGAATGAAAAACTTGGTTGCTACAGGGAAAGGAGCTACCACGACTGGGCGTCCCACGGTTCGAAAGCGCTTATTTACGGTGCGGAGTCGATCCAAAGGTTAGTCGGCGGTTCAGGAATGTCAGCAGAAGAATGGAATAGAATGAGGAAAGAATGGCTGTAGAAGATGAGTCCATAGAAAATTCCTTAAGAATGGAATCTTACGAAAGGATGATAAAATCATTCGTCAATCTTCACCTACTAAAGGTCAGGAAGAGTATCCAAGACGGGGATAAAATAGAAAAGGGGATACATGAAAAAGGCGGTCTACTGATTGGAGATGTCCAAGTTGAAAATTTTTCAGGGCAGTTTCTAGTGTCTAAAATAACTATCGATGTAACTCTACAGGATAAACTATAAATGACTGCCGAACGCGATCCTTCAGAACAAAAGCTTTTAGATCTTACTAATAGGATAGTAAACAAACTTATCCAAATAGAATTATTAAAGATGGAGCTATCCCTTATGGATGAAAGCAAGATAAAAGAAGTTCAACATCCGGAGGGTGAGTGGACGCTTGGATCTGTGGTAACAGAGCCCTATAATGGAAAATCTTTAGTTTTCAGTATGTCTATAAAGGTAAGATTACAGGACGAACTATAATGTATTCAGCTCAAACAGATGGTACAAGCGCCTACACTGTAGACCATAATGATAAAGTTTTCCAATGGCAGCAGTTTTTCTTTGATGCTTACCGCACTTGGGGCGTGTACTACGCTCAGGCTTACCGCGATTTGAGGGCATATGCAGGTGATAACTGGACAAATCTTGAGAGAACAAAACTTGAAAGACAGAACCGTATGGTTCTTGAACTTAACAAAATTCGACGAGTGGTTAACCTCTATTCAGGGTACGAAAGAGAAAACAGAACCCAGACGGTCACTGCACCTGTTGAGGGATCGGACGAAATTACTGCGGATCTATTTTCTAATGTCATGTATTACGTCTACGACAAGGGAAATGCCGACTACATCTTCTCCGAAGCTTTTGAGCACGCACTTAAGACAGGTCTTGCGATTGTCGGCATCTATATGGATTACTCGAAGGATAAGGTCAACGGCGACATTAAATTCTATTGGAAGCCCTTCAATGCGCTTATGCTCGATCCATACTTTACTAAAAGAGATCTTTCGGACTGTGACCAAGCCTCTACTAGAGATCTTCTCTCAAAAGAACAAGTAAAAGCAATGCTGCCTTGGGTTGATCCCGAGGAAATTGATAGTATACCAACTGGAATTAGAGATAATAAATATCAGTATCTAGGCATCTATAGACAGTATAATTCTACTTATATCGCAGCTAATTTAGTTACTTATGATCAATACTGGAAGAGAGTTAATAAAGCTCAAAAATACCTAGTCGACGAAGAGACTGGTGTGTCAGAAGAATGGTTCGGCACCAGAGCAGAAGAAAAAGAACTCAAGAAAACACTTATTCATACTCCGCAAGTGAAGCTGATCACCTCTCATAAGAGAAGTGTGGAGCTTAACATCATTGTTGGTGGAAGACTCCTTTATTCAGGTCCAGACCCTACAGGATTGGATACGTTCCCTTTTATGCCTGTTATCTTATATCACGAGCCACTCATAGATACGTATGAACTTAAGATTCAAGGCCTTGTGAGATCAATTCGAGATGCGCAACGACAGTACAACCGCCGTCATAGCCAAATCATCGACTTAATGGAATCAATAATCAATACAGGGTGGATTACTAAAAATGGAGCCGTACTGGACCCAACAATGCTCATGCAAGCTGGTCAGGGAAGACAAATCGTGGTCAACGATGGGTACGACGTCAACGCCGACGTTAGAGAGATTTCACCACCGAATATACCGCCAGGATACCTCCAATACCAAGACATCATCGACAAAAACATCATGGAAATTCCAGGAGCTTCAGATGAACTTCTTGGACTCAGCTCAACCGGTGATAGTCAGGTTTCTGGAAAGCTCGCAGAAGTTAGGTCATCAAACGGTCTTAAGGGTAACCGAGGTATCTTTGATAATCTGGAACAAACTAAAAAATACGTGGGAATGTTGGTTCTGGAAGCCATACAGAAGAATTATCAACCTGGTAAAATCTTCCGAATCACAGGAAAAGAACCTACAGAAGAGTTTTTCTCCGGTCAGTTTTCAGAATATGACTGCGCTATAAAACAAGCCGTCAAGACCGCAACTCAAAGAGAAGCTTACTACTATCAACTGCTTCAACTTATATCTCTAGGCGCTCCAATTCCATGGGAAGACATTCTTGAAGCTGCACCTCTACAAGGCAAAACTGAGATGCTTGAGAAGATGGCTCAGCGTGCAGAGCAACAGCAAGCTCAACAACAGAAACTGGATGAAGCTGAACAGATTCAGAAAGCACTTGAACTCTCCCAAATCGATCAAAACACAGCACTTGCTGAAGAGCGTAGAGCTAGAGTTCTATCTGATATTGGCCTGGCACGAGAAAGATCTTCAGAAGCAGAACAGAATTATGCCAAAGCTCTTCTTGATAACGCTAAGACTGTCAAAGAGATTCAAGATATGGATCGAAAACGCTTGTTGGATGTTATGGCTTTAGCTGCTGACATCAGCAAAACACAAGAGCAGAAGTTTGAAAGACAGTTGACGAATGATGCTCAGAGAACCCAAAGCCCTATAACTACAGGAGTTTGATATGGCTAAACTAAAAGGCGTTGCATCTTCTAACAAGATGATGCCTCACATGAATACCTATGGTGGACAGGAGAATCCTGGTTACAAACCGCCAACAGGAAATGCAGGAAGCATGGCTAGAGGTCTTTATTCCCATAAGACAAATCCTCTTTCTACCCCTAAAAAAGGTTCTGAAATTGGCGCTGGCTATGGAAATGCAGACCGTATGAAAGCAATGCGCGCTAAAGATGAGCAAGCTAAGAAAGAAAATCTTCGAGGAATGCCATGCTAGATGCAACTCAATCTGTAGAACCCTCTATTGGTGAAATCCACATTGCTGCACGTCAGCGATTGGCGGACCGTCACATGAATCTTATGGATAAGATTGTAAGAGAAAATAGCCATAAGAAGAAATATTGGATTCTCGGAAGGGCTGACGCAAAGAGAAAGAACGGTAAGACAACCATTCGTCCTTTTTTAAAGGCTTATGATGTTCAGCCGGACGTTCAAAAGGAAGCCTATTTGTACGAGATAGACAACATTTCAGGAACCAGAAGTTTAATTTGGGTGATGCATCCAAACAATAAACTGTCCATGCCAAGTATTAATAAGACTATCAGCGTCGCCAGCTAAATGGGCGAAACTCGCCGCCGGAGTACGGGCGTAACAAACGGGAGTTGAATATGAGTGAAGAAGAACATGTAGAGGAAAACGACCAAGAAGTTGCTGTCTCCGAGCAACAGAATGGTGATCCCCAGGAAGATCAACAAGATGGCCAGAAGATGGTCCCTCTTTCTGCGATGTTAGCGACTAGGAAGAAATTGCAGGAAGCAGAAACGCGCGCTTTAAAAGCTGAAGCTGCGCAGCAGGCTTACCAACAATATCTAAATAAGATGAACGCTCCAGGTGAAAAGGAAGAAGAGGAAGATCCTAACGCTCTCGTAGAGAGACAGCATCTTGCTCAGAGTACAGCTCACACTAAGCGGGATATCCTAGAAACTCTCTATCAAGATATGAATCCTGAGGCTGTTCAAAAAATAAATAAGTATTTGAAACCGATTTTAGAAAAAAAGCCTTGGTTGGCCAGTTCGGTAGACACAGCTCAGAACCGCTACGCGCGAGCGTATGAAATTGTTCAAGACTATATGCACCTAGTGGAAGAAAAGCCATTGGTCAGACAGTCAAACAGTAACGATGGTCGTAGGATTATAGAAAACGCTCAGAAGCCAAGATCTCCTTCGGAAGTCGGAAAGTCTGCAAGGCCAGAAGGCGTCGAATATCTTAGGAGCATACAAGGTAAAAAAGAGTTCCGTGATTACCGTCAAAAGGTCCTCCGAGGCGAAGCCTAGAGACAAAGACGTAAAAAAATTTTGTCTCTGGCGTCAATAAATATTTTGACTTGGAGATTAAAATGGCTACTGGAACGACTACAACAGTCCAAGTTGACCCAGAGGTTAACTTGTTCTTTGATAACATTTTGCTTGATCGGCATCAGCCGTATTACGTCTATGGATACTTTGCTCAAGAGCGAAGAATTCCTCAGAAGAACAGTAAGACGGCTATTTTCCGTCGATTTGACAACTTGTCTGACGCTTTAACGCCGCTAGTCGAAGGGGTTACTCCAGCTACTGAGCAGGTAACTAAATTTGATATTACAGCAGTTGTTCAGCAGTACGGAAAAGTCGTCGAACTTTCTGATGACGTTATTGTTACTGTGCAGGATCAAACAGCTAACGAAGTCGCCGACATGCTCGCGCAGAATATGGCGTCTACATACGATAAAATCGTACGTAACATGCTTGTTGCAACAGCAGCTCAGATTGACTGCCTAAACGGCGTTAACGGAAATGCGATCACTGAAGTTACAACTACTGACTTAGAGTTAGCTGTTGATTACTTAGAAGGTAACAACGGTAAGAAGTTGTCTCCTAACCAAGAAGGTACAAACGCCTTCGGTACAGCTCCTGTATGGGCAGCTTACTGGATGATTATTTCAACCGATCTACGTTCAGACTTTAAAAACCTATCTAACTTTCTTCCTACTGCTGACTACCCACGTCAACAGTCTGTGCTTGAAGCTGAATTTGGATCATGTGATGAAGTTCGCATTGTCAAAACATCTGAAGGATATAAAGACACGTCTGTATCTCCTGCTATTTATTACAACCTATTGTTTGCTGCTAACGCCTACGGCCGTATTTCTATTGATGATCAATCGATGGAAATGATCATTAAGCCCCTAGGAGCTGGTCAGGATCCGTTGAACCAAAGACAAACTATGGGCTGGAAAGGTCGTTTAGGGTCAGTGATCCTTGATGATAGCTGGTGCGTAGCATTACGAAGCACTAAAGGTTAATAAAAGGAGAAATTCATGACAGCGCCATTAGGAAATACAGCTAACCGATTCTCAGGAATCAGAGAGCTTGGACAAGTAACGAATAGTTATGGTGGGTATGTGGTCTCTGCGGGAGCAGCTTACAACCTATCTCTTCCTTACTTTCCAGATAAGTTTGAGTGGTACAACGCCACTAAATATGCCACCGGTGGAACTGGAGGCGCGGCCAATATTCAGGGCGTCTGGTTTAGAGATATGGCTCTCCCTGGCGGCTTAACGTTTAATAGAGCGACAGCTGTTCTTTCAGCTGTAGTTGAAGGCGCTAATGGTATTGCAGACTCTACTATCCCAGGTGGTTTCTATGATGAGCATCTAGTTGCTGCGACTATCTCTGCTGGAACTCCAGGTGTAGTTACCACAAGCACCAACCATAACCTTTCTGATAACGACCGAGTCATTATCACGAAAGCTCAAGGTACGATGGCAGCTTCGATCAACAACCGTACTTATCTTGTTAAGGTTGTAAACGCAACTTCATTCCAATTGTACAGAATTCGGGGAACCCCTTTTCAAACGGTTGGAACTTATACCGCTAGTAGCGCTCAGATTACAAAGATTGCGCCTGCTCTTGGAAACCCAGCTCAGCCGGTGACTTCAGCATTTCCTCACAAGGCAATCGTTGATTACCCGCCTGTAGTTCAATTGACATTAGGCACAGATATCATGGGCCTTACGGGAGACGTAATTTACTTTACTGCATGGCAGTTTAATAGCTACGTAAACCGTGGTACAGCGTCTTAATACAACGGGCAGGGGAAACTCTGCCCTTAATTCAGGAGAATAAAAATGAGTAGAAAAATGGAAACTAAAGCAGAGCAAGCCGAAATGGAGAAGCCTTTCGACTTCGACACTTTCGAACTTAATACTGTTGAAGATTATGCAGTTTGGAATTTACACGCGCGTAAAGCGTTTAGAGAAGCAAAGAAGAGTAACCCTCGTTGTGATCCGCCAATTCCTGTGCGCGTGCCGGATGAGACTTTTCATAAGAAAGTTAAAGTTAAATTTCAACGCTTTGACCAACCAGAAAACGTCTTAAAAGTTAAGTGCCGTACACGTGAGATTGACTGGGTTGGACAATTAAAGCCTGGTTGCACTTATGAGTTACCACTGCCAGTTGTTAAGTTTCTTAATAATCTAGCAGTTCCAATCTTTGCTGAGTGCAAAGTTGAAAACGGTGGTGAAACTCGCACTGAAACTAAGCAGATTGGCGAAAGAAACAGATTCTCATGTCATTTACTTGAGCTTGTTGCTTAACGGAGGGGTATGGCTAAGTCAGTAGGCGATCTAATTTTAATCTTACGGAATGTGACCGGGCGTGTAGATGCTTCCGATCCTCAATTTACTAACGAGATTATGCTCCAGTATCTTCAGGATTTTATTCAGCTACAAGCTACGCAAGATATTCGTATATTTAAAAATAAAACCTGGTGGGAATTCCCTTTTTCTCCTACAGATCCTAATCCATACCCAGTAAACCTTCAGGCACTAATCTTAGATAAGGGGAATGTCGGCGCATCAACAATTGAACCTCCTTGTTACGCTGATGGATTCCCCGTGTTTTGGTATCAAGATCCTAAAGAATTTTATGGTTTATGGCCGGAAACTCAAACGTATCAACCTCAAAGACCAACCAATGTTCTTTACTATAATAATGAGTTGACGTTTAGAGGTCCTCCAGAAAAATCTTACACAATTAAGATTGCTGCTTATCAAGTTGAACTGCAATTAACTAACGAATCTTATAACCCTTCTTACCAAGGGTTGCAGCAAGATTACATTTATCGTTACGTCTGCTACGGTGCGGCGTTAGATATATTTTCAGATTTTGGAGAGATGGATAAGTGGAGAGATATTTTCCCTGCTTATCAGCGCTACCGCGCACTGGTTTACTCTCGCACCTATTCACAGTATCAAAATCAACGCCCTTCACCGGAGTTTTAACTATGTCATTTGATCCTAACGTGCCCAATGCTTCGCAGTCTCCTGGGCTTTTCCCGATGCAAAACAGCGCTAACTTCGCTCAGCTGAAGAAGATTATAACAAAAGATCATGTGTTTAATGACACAGCTCAAGCGACAGATGGTTACCATCGACAAATGACAATGATTGCCAGGTCATCCCCAGGCTCTTTACCTACAGGGGCAAACTCTATCTTGTACACAAGTCTAGACGGCGCAAGTAAACCTCAACTCAGGTTTTATAACGGCACAAAAGACTATCAAATAACTCCTACCCAAGATTTTGAGTTTGGAACTGTAAATATCATGGATTTAACTAATTTTTTTGTTGTTCATTCTGTTCCTGCAAATGTGTATGGGGAAATATTCTTTTTCAAAGATTTAATTATTCAACCCGGGGCTTTTGTCTCTAACGCTACTGTAGTTAACGGATACACGTATGGAAAAACTTTTTCAACGAGTTCTAGTACAGACTTATCAGTTAGCTTAACTATGGCTTTCTCTACATCTGCAACCAACTTAGATTTGAAAGTTAAGATGGCGCCTGGAAATAATAATAGTGGTGTGTGGAGTTATCGACTTTTTTATAGGGCTAAATAATGACATACCAACCTTATCTTATGGTGAAAAATTATGGTTTAGAAGTATTATCTCATATAAAAAATGGGGGATGTATGCCAAAATTTATTGATCATTCAGGTAAGGTATTTGGTTCTTGGTTAGTGGTTAAGCGTGTTGGACGTTCGAGTTATTATGCGATATGGGAAAGGGTGTGCGTTTGCGGAAGTGTAGTCGCTGTGGAATCTAAAAACCTTTTCAGGGGAGCGAAAGATTGTGGGTGCTCTTCTTCTTTGCTTTATAAAAAGTTTGGGAGACTAAGGGTTTTAGAGAAATTAAACAACGATCTTTGCAATTCGTTTTCATATTTTAAAGTTATATGTGAATGCGGGAAGTATAGAGAGGTTAAAGGCCAAGCCTTAACTAGTGGTAATACTGTGTCTTGCGGATGTGCCCGATTGAAAGACGAGAAGGTGATGGCTGTGAGCAGTATATACAAATCTTACAAAAAAAGAGCTGTAAGCAGTAAAATATTATTCGATCTTGATTTAGATTATTTTGAATCTTTGATTAAGTCTAAATGTGATTATTGCGGATGTGAACCAATTCAAAAACATAATTTTAAAGATGTTTTAGATGTTAAAGACAGGTTTTTTATGTGGAATGGAATTGACAGAGTGGATCCTGAAATTGGTTATTTAAAATCTAATTGCGTCCCATGTTGCAAGACTTGTAATTTTATGAAGCTAGCAATGAATAAAAATAATTGGTTAGAACACATGATCAAAATTTTAAAATTTAAACGGATGATGTAATGGGATATCAGAGCTATCTAATCTCAAATTTCTCTACAGGCTTAGAAAAAAGGCTTCAGCCTTGGCTTATCCCAGATGACGCTCAAGAACAACTGTTTGATGGCGACGTTTACCGCGGAACTATGTCTAAAAGAGATGGGTACAATTATTTTGCTACGGGTGAAAAAGGGGGTGCTCCCTACCGTGAATCCAGAATAGTTAGCGCTTTAACTGGCGTTGCTATGGTGGGACCTAAGAATGGAACTAACAGGGTGTTTACTTTAGCAGGTAATGGTCAGATTGCTAGAGGGAGTGTCGTTGTTACAGGCTCTAATCCCGTTCAAGTCTTAACTGATAATGGAGTTGGAGGTTTTACGGGTGATGGAGTAGGAACTATTAATTATACTACAGGTGCAATATCTGTTACTTTCAATGCTGCTCCTTTAAACTTTTCGACTGTCACAGCCTCCTATTCTTTCATGCCTGGAAATCCAGTAATGATGATAGCCAACTACGTTTCAAATGATAACTCGAAGCAGTTGATCGTGGCCGACACTCAGCGCGTAAACCGGTATAACGCTAACACAAACATATTAGAAGATATTACTACGACTCCTTACACGGGTAATAAATTTCAGTTCTTCACCTGGGTAAATTACGACAGCGCCACAAGCTTACCTAGACTTTTATTTAGTAATAATAAAGACGTGATCCAGCAATACGATGGTGCAAACGTCAGTGTATATGCCTATCAAATGATGACTTCCGCTGCTATTCCCGTAGCTGTTTCAACACTTACTTGCCTTGTTATGGTTGAAATGAAAGATCGCTTGATTCTGTTGCGCACGACAGAGAATGGTACTATCTACCCTAAAAGAATTCGTATTTCAGGAACAGGAGTTAACAGCGATGATTTTAGAACGTCTGCGACTGGAGCGGGTTTTATCGATATTCCGGATGGTACTTGGATTCAGGGTGCTGCTTTTAATCGTGATGACTTGCTTATTTTTACTGAAGCGAGCACTTGGGTATTAAAGTATACCGGCAACGACACCACTCCTTTCGTTTTAGATCGCATAGATGAGTCCCGTGGATGTGATGCTGCCTTTAGCGTGATAACCTACTTAAATCGAACTTCTGCGGCTTCTAAGCGCGGTCTAATTATGTCAGATGGTTACCGCGTTGAAAGACAAGATGTTTCCATCCCAGATTTTACTTTTAATGAGGTTGATGGACGCGGGGATGCAAGCTCAACCTTTAATAACTTCAACCTTTGCTTTGCAGGCACAGTCGATGCTGATAGAGACCATTATCTTATTTATCCTCCAGCTGGGTCTGACACCTCTAAAAGAATATTAACTACCAACTATGATGAAGATAACTATTCTATCTATCGTTTGCCTCTGTCTTGTATGGGTACATACATCGCTTCCTTTACTATCACTTGGAATGATCTATTAATTTATCCTAACTGGGATTCTTTTGCGGCTGCTTATGGAGATTGGAACTCATTTTCTTATAATTCAGGCGCTCCGTTTAGTTTAGGTGGCGGTCAAAATGGTGAGATTTGGAGGTTAGCGGTCACTGAAGAAGAAGATAATCCAGTTAGAATCTACAACATTACGGTTATAGACGATGTCACAATTGAAGTTACTTCTGATTTTAATAACTACCGATTAAACAATGTTTCTAATGCTAATAGTGACCCTGATTTAAGTGCCGATTATATATTTTTAACAGGCATTGTAGGGATGGAGGAGATTAATAATCAGCAATTCCCTGTAGTTCAGATTGTTAATCCAAATACGTTTAGATTGGATGTGTCCACAGCTATCGTACCAGCCTCTAGCTTTGGGGCTTATACTTCTGGTGGTAGAGCAACTAGAGTTATTCCTTTCTCATCTCTCTTTAAAAAGTTTAATCCTTATATAGACCAAGATAGAAAGGTTAGGTGTGGTTGGCTTTATATGTATGTAGACGCTACAGGCACTAACCTACAAAGAAACATCGCTATAGATAGTATCACTAACTCAGATCCATGTGTTATTACGACAGAAACTGGTCATAACCTTCAGAGCGGAGACCAAGTTAACTTCTTTAGGATTGGTGGCACAACAGAATTAAATGGCATGAGCGTATTTATTACGGTGATTGACCCTACCTCTTTCTCTCTTAATGGAATAGATTCAACCGCTTATGGGGTTTATACATCTGGTGGCTATGTAGGTACAGCGGAATCTGCAAAGATGACGATTGATATTATTACTAATGATGTAGGTCATAATACTCAACTGAATAATCTTTCGGCTGACCCGTACATGGGGAATATGACAAACATGGTTTTTGAAGATGGAACTAAGAAATGGTACAAGGTCTTTATTAATCAAGTAGGTAAGTTTATTCAGTTCAGGCTTAGAAATCAGCAGGCTGGGGCTAAAGTAAATATACAAGCCACGATGCCAGGATTTTCTCCTTGTGGGAGATTAATTTAAATGCCAACACTTATTCAAAACTTTAACTGGGGTGCTTCGCTTAGAAATAATAATCCTGAGCTTACACGTCAACTATCGCAAGCATACACAGACACTGCAACAGCAGTTAACACTAAATCATCTAAGTATTTTACAGACGGAAGTCAAAAGCCGCATGTGAATCCTCCGGCCAATTCAGATTTTAACAAGAACTTTGAAATAGGCGACTTATATGTGCGTACTGACACTGACACAGCTTGGATTATGACGAGTCGGACAACATCGAACGCGGTTACCTGGAAAATAATTACTTAGGGGGAAATATGGGTTTAAATTGGGGAGAAGGAGCTGCCGGCTTCGCATCTGGCGGGTTAGTTGGAGGAGTGGCAGGATTGTTTGGAGGAAAGAAGAAGAAAGCTAAACCTAAAAAAATAAGCACTTTAGACCCGCAGCAACAAGCTCTTTATAACGATTACATATCAGGCATCCGCGGAGATGGACCGTTATCGAATTTATATAACTTTGATGCGCAGGGCTATAACAATGTTTTTGATCAATCGGTTGCAAAGCCTGCATATCGGAATTTTCAAGAGAATGTCATCCCAGGGATTACGGGTCAGTATAGACAGGGCGGTCTGATGAATAGTTCCTATTCAGGAGAAGCACTCTCTCGCGCAGGAAGGGATGTTCAGGAGAACTTAGATGGCCTTCGCTCTCAGAATATTTTTCAAGGTCAGCAACAGGCAAATCAAAATAAGACGAACGGAATCAACAGCGTGCTTAACACTCAGACGTTTGCGTATATGCAGCCTGGAGAACAGCCAGCAGGAAGCGTGATAGATCAAATCTTAGGATCAATTGGTCCTGCTGCTGGTAAATTTGTAGCCAACGCTCTCATATAATAGGAGGAAAAATGCCAAGCGCACAAGTAATCGACTTAAACTACAAGCCTCGCACGCAACCGACTACACTAGAGTCAACCTTAAGTAGTTTTAGTAATCAATTTGCAGAGAATTCTAGAGCTAAACAGGAGACTGACGCTCTTAAGGAGATATACGCTCAGTATCAAAACGACGGGGAGAATCTTCAACGAAAAATCCAAGCCGTCCAGTCTGATGCGCGCATTGGTCCTACCACTAGAGTTAATACTGTAAAGCAGTTGATGGATTTTCAGAAGTATAATCAACAACTTCAGAAAAATGCCTCTAAAGCTATGAGCGCTGAAGACAGAGAGGAACGTAAAAAACGCTTATTAGAAACCGACTTTCCAGAAGAAGAGGTGGATGAGTACTTGGACTCTACTCCTGGCGTGCAACAGATCATGTGGCGCAATCATAATGAGCTTAAAAGTAGAGGGTTAAGAGGTAACAAAAAAAATTATCAGCCAAATCAAAAGCCTGTTTCTTCCGCCGGGGAAGAGGTTCAGCCAACTCAGACTGAATTTGCTGTGGACGATTCTTTTTCAAACGAGCAAAATCCTATAGATGAAAACGCATGGCCAGATATTCCTTCACCAGCAGGAATGACCCCATCTGAAAACGTGAAATGGGCAAATCAAAATCAAAAGGAAAATAATAAGCTGCTATCTGAAACTAGACAGAAGACTAATTCGACTCGAGGTATTGGCATTCGTTTAAATCGTTTAGCCTCTCTTAGCGAGAAAATTCCTGATGGTATTGGTAGGCTAGTTATAAACCCGGACACAGCAGAGCCTTACCCCACAGCTCAGATTTTAAAAGCAGGTGTTAGCAAAGAGACTCAGGATTATGTAAAAACATTAAATGACTTTCTTATAGACGCAAAAGCTTATTTTGGAAATAGAGTCACTAACTTTGACGTTCAATCCTTCAAGTCTAGATTACCAAGCTTGTTAAACAGCGCAGATGGAAGACGTGTTATCATTAAACAAATGCAATTGATGAACGATTTGGAAGATCTACATGGAGTAACTTTAGAGGACGGTTTAAAGCACTACGGGCGCAATGCAAGCTATTCAGATATTTTAACTGAGGCAGATCAAAAAGTAGCTGGGAAAGAGCAACAAATCATCCAGAAAATTAATGACCTGGATACAGCATCTGACTTTATGGATAAAATTGCTAAGAATCCAGAGAAATTCAAAGACACTGTGCTTATGCAAAGGGTTGAAGATGGTAAGTTTTTCGCTATGCCAAAAAGTAAAGTAAACCAAGCAGAAGCTAGCAAAAAATGGAGGGTGTATTAATGCAACCTCCAATTAAAAAAAACGATGATGAAGATTTTGGGGCTATTGACTTAGAAGTTTACAGGGATGAAGAAAACCAGTCTGTGGAGAATGATTTAACTGATTCCGCTATAGATATGGACACCTACTCAGATTCACAAGAGTCTAAAGAGGCTTCTTGGTGGGACTGGACTAAAGATGTGGCTATACAGGGCGCTAGAGGAGTAGCCCAAGCTTTCACATGGCCTCTAGATGTTTTAAAGATAGGTGTTGTTGGTTCAGCATTGTCGGATATCGATGAACTAGAAGAAGCCTTTAGGAAAGCTGGCAAACCTTTTGACCGGGATGAATATACTAAGTTTGTATTGGGTCAAGGGGAGTTTGTCCCAACACAGTCTATGTTTGAAGGTTTGATAGAATCAGCCACAGGAGTCAGCTTAGAACCTACTACAGAATCTGGTAAATTCGTTAATAAAGCAGCCACCATAGCCTCGTTAACAAAGGGTGGCCCTTTGAGAAAGTTAGCCGCAGGTTCAGCAGCTGGCACAACAACTCAAGGTTTAAAATCTGCGGGCGTAAATGAATTTGCTTCTGAAGTTTTAGGAGATATAGTAGGGGGCGGGGCTGGAGCTCTTAAAAAAGGTCCTAGAAAATTTACACCAGAGGCCGAGAAACTACGCTCTGTTGCGGATAAACATGATATTCCTTTCTATGAATTTATGACACGACCGGAAGGGGGTGTGATCACGCCTAAAATATCGCAGGCTAGAGAAGCCGCTATATCTAAGGAGTTGGGCTTGTCTTCAGAGCAAGCGGCTCAAAGAATAATTGATAAAAAAATACCCATTTCGGAGTTAAGAAAGGAGGGTGTTAACTTAGATAAATTACAAGTAGAGCAATATGACAAAGCTCGCCAGCTAGCCGCCTCTAAACCTCAAAATATTGATCCATCAGAAATTATATCTGATATTGACAGGGAAATTAAAAGATTAAAGTCATTAGCTCCTTCTCCAAGTCATGGCACACAAGAGGCGATTAATATCTTAGAAAAAGAAAAATCAATTTTCGAGAAATCCTTGCCGAGTCAGAAGGATTCAAATCCGATTAATTCTGAACAATTAATTAATCAACATATTGAATATAACAAAAATGTTAAAGGTCTATACAAGAAGCCTGAATTGGCGGGTAAGGAAGAAGATGTAAGAAATACATATGCTTTTTTAAATGAATCCGTTAGGAAGACCATGGAAAAGCAGGCGGGATCAGATGTTGCTGAAGCTTTTAAAGAAGCCAATAAGACTTTTAGCCAGAATGCTATTTTGAAGAAGTCAGAGTCAGTGATCAGTAAAGCTTTTGAAGGTGGAAATTATAACCCTAAGAAACTGAGTAGAATATTAAATTCTAGACAAGGTTCCATCCTCAGGAGAGATTTAGGGGATAAAGCTGTTGGTGAAATTAGGGAAATTGCTGAGTATGGACAAAAAGCTGTGGATCACACATCTAGACTACTGAAATCGCCACAGTACGCAAAGGAGGCACTCACTTGGGGATCTCTAGCGCCTTTTATCCTGGGATCTACAGCTAAAATGACAGGTCTTCTCTATATTGCAAAGCCTATGGCTGAACGCGTTAAAGGGTATTTATTAACACGACCCGCGACCCGTCAGGCGTATAATTCAATTATTAAAAAGGCCGCTAAAGGCTCTTTTAAAAACATGGCATCTGATTTTTCAAAATTAGAAAAGGCTGTGAGCGGTGAATTTGGTAGCTCCAAAGATTTAATCAAAAAAGTTATTAATGACCTAGAAGTATATGAAGGAGATTTTTAGGGCTAATGAAATAAATTATCAAATATTTTATCTATGAAGGCTACAAACAAAATGGCTGCAATTATATATAACATAAACACCTGATTTTAAATTTAAATAAACTATTAACCCTCTAATTCTTAGATACTAGAATAACCTCAATTTCTGAGTAAAGACAAGAAATATTTTTAAAGACAAGAATACCGCTTTGTTGTAAATGTAAAGAAATAACTTTAAAACCTCCGGAGGGTTTATGGCAGCACTCAACTTACGGACGCCGAATGGCTATGACGGTCAAAGGGCTAGTAGGACAAGACAGGGTATCACACGCCTTGCAACAGCAGCTGAAGTCTTAGCGGGAACAGCTAATAACGTAGCCGTTACCCCAGCTCAATTAAATTCAGTCTCTACAGGCGCTAACTTTGCTTCTCCACCTGCATTAGGCTTTGGTAGCACAACTGCACGCCCTGTGGCAGCAACAACTTTAACTTCTACAAGCGCTACAACTCTAGCTTCAGGTGCAGGCGCTGCCTTTAGAGGTGGAAATTCAACTGGAACGGTAGGTTTCTTTGGATCTTCCGGAATTTCTCGAGTCACTCAGGGAGCGCTAACAAACAGCGTGACTGTCGGTGGAACGACTGGGGTAATCGCTAACTTCGCGGGTGCTGATTACACTACAGATGCAGCGACAATTCGAAATGACATCTATCAGCTGGCTGCTGCGCTAACTCAAACTATCGCAGCTCTAAGGGGCTACGGATTATTAGCATAAGGGGTTAACTATGTCAGCTAAACGCGTTTACTTTGACACACTCAGATCTCTTGCCTTTGGCGGGATTTCGGGTGTTTATGCAGCCGTAGGTTCAGCTCTAACAGTTGAACCTCGCATTATCTGCCTAACTAACAATACAGACGCTGGAATGATTTTCAGTGATGACAACACTAACACAACAGGAAAGCTTTTCCTCCCCCCAGGCACGTTCAAATTGTTTGATCTTACGGCCAACATGGTCCCCGGTAAGGATGACAGTTTTGTCATAGCTAAAGGGACAATTATCTACGTTAAGCAAGCATCTGCTCCGAGCTCTGGGGGAGTTTATTTAGAGTATATTCATGGCAATACCTAGGGGAATCCCCAAGGAAGAGTTCTCCAGAATTCAAGAATTGAAAGCTGAGGATGACTTCAAAATTGATACCGCCTACCAGATAGGCGAAATTAAAATTTGCTTATCTGTTTTGCAAGAAAGCCTCTCTAAAGCTCAAGGGGTTATCTCCTCTAACAAAGCGCAAATAGAATCTCAATTAAGTGAGATATTAGACGGCGCGATGGCTGCCATTAAAGAAGTAAAGAAAGACCTACATGCTATCTCTAATGAGATCGGACTGAACAGAGTTCGGATGTCAGAGATCGACTACAAGTTAGACTCTTGCGCTAAAGAAGAAGATCTACGCGAAACAATTGCAGGTTTGCATGAGTGCATAGAAAACTTTTCTTTCGAAAGAGAGCAGATTAGGGCAGATTTTCAACGATATGTTAATACTCTGCGTAGTCAATACGATACAAAATTGGATGATTTCAAATCTGAAATCATGAATATCCCTTCAGAAATTCCTGAGATGACCCGTCTTATTGATGAAAAAGTTCAGCTTGTTGAGTTGAATGGTCAGAACTCTATCTTGCGCTCTGCAAACAATGAAAAGCAAATCATGCTTTTAGAAAGAAAAATTGAAAACCTTTCCCAAGTTGTAAAGAAAATCGAGCTAACCAAGCAAGAAGAGGCACTATGAGTCAAGCGGGAGTTGTTAATATTGCAGATGCAAATCCAGAGATGCCTATCTTTTTCCATACGCAGGGCGGGCCTGATGCTGTTGCAGCTGATAACATCATTAACTTTGTGGGAGCTGGCGGTATAACCACTTCATCTGCTGGCAACACAGTTACCATTACCGGGACTCCCGTTGCTCTAACCATTACAGGTAATACAGGTGGGGCTAGGCCTCCTACGGCTAGCAATTGGAATATATTAACTTCCAATACAAACATCCGCGTGGCAGGCTCTGGTAGTACATTTACTTTAGACTTTGGCCCGGCTTCTCAAAACCTGTTCTTAGGTTCTAGCACTGCATCTATCACGGGTGGCGCCATTGGAGATGTTGGAATTGGATACTTAGCTTTAAATGGAATAACTAGCGGTATTTCGAATACGGCGTTAGGTCATGTAAGCTCAAATACAATCTCCACGGGAAATTTCAACACGGCTTTAGGGGAAGCCACGCTTTTTAACTCGGGTGATGTGAGCGGAAGCGTCGCGATCGGCTGGCATGCCTTGCTGGGCACTACAGCTAACCTCACTATCGGCATTGGTTACGGTGCGATGTCTGCGGGTGTTTCTGGTCCAGGGAATTTAGGTATTGGAACCTCTTGTTTTCAAGGTGCTTTAAGCGGGCAGCGCAATCTAGGACTCGGCACGAGTGTAGGAAACTCACTGACTACTGGTTCTTTCAATACATTTTTAGGCAATTTCGCCGCTGGGAATTTATTGCAGACGGGTTCTTACAATATTTTCATAGGTGATAGAGCGGGTTATACTTACGCTACTTCAGAATCTAGTAATATTTTAGTTGGTAACGAAGGCACATTAGCAGAAAGCAACACCTTGCGGATTGGTCAGCAAGGTACAGGAAATGGACAGCAAAATAGAGCTTTTATTGCAGGGATTACAGGCGCAACGGTTACCGGAGCTGGGGTTTTATGTTCGGCTGCTGGTCAGTTAGGCACCGTAGTTTCCTCAAAAAGATATAAAGAAAATATAGAAGCTATCAAAGATGATGTGTCTATTTTAAGTTTGACTCCATCCACTTTTACTTACAAAGCAGACGAAGAAAAAAAACAAAAGTTCGGCCTGATTGCAGAAGAAGTGCACGAAAAATTCCCTTACTTATGCCTTTACAACGAAGAAGGTACTCCAGAAACAGTTATGTACCACGAAATACCAGCACTACTCTTGCATGAAATAAAAAAATTAAACTCAAGGATTGAATGTCTAGAAAACCAAATTAAAGAGCGGTGATGGATGAAAGGGGATTTTTTAGTTAGTGATGGAGTGAACGATAATAGGTTCTCTCCTGGGGCTGATGGACAGGTTATAGCAGCCGATTCGACGCAGCCTCTAGGACTGAAATACATCAGTCCTCCAGATGTATTGCCAAGATCGCAGTCATCTGCAACCCGTCCCTTAAATACAGCATTCCAAGTGAGTGCAACAAGATGGTCAACAGTCAGATATAGTGTGGATATTTCCACGACTGTATCTCTTGGAGGTGCGCAGGTGGGAACTGTAGTCTTAGAAATGGCTACAAATGCGGCATTTACCACAGGCGTTCAAACCATCCTACCTTTTAGCAATGGTAATTCAGGCACCTTAGTCGTTGGGTTAGTTTTAACTCAGCTGAGTACAGCATGTCTATCAGCAGACGTCCCCCCAGGGAATTACGTTCGGTTAAAGACGATGAACGTTACAGGTACACCCACTTACACTTATAGATCTGGACAAGAGGTTTTAACATGAGTTCTAGTTTAACAGGCTATAGCGCTAATAACCCCAGGGCATACCTGGGGCCTAACATTTCTATTGTCAATGCCGTCTCTAGAAGTAGAGCCCCCACAGGAGCTGATTACAGGCAGCCAGAGACAGGAAAGCTCTACCCATTCTCAACCGTATGGGTTGTAGGTAAAAACCCCACCACGGGCGTTTATGGAGATCTATGGATACTTTCTAAGATAGAATCAAATGTCGCGTTCTGGGTGCAGGTTTTAAACTCAGGATCTCTGATTAACGGCGGTAATATATTAGGTAATACATCAGGACTGCCGGTAGCTTCAGGTTATCTAGGTGAATATATCTCTTCGTTTATTCCGTTTAACGGCGCTGTTTCGACTTTAACTACAGATGTCGTTTCTAACGTTACAAGCATTGTTTTAACGCCTGGAACTTGGGACGTAAGCGGTATTGTAATGTTTACGAGTATAACAACCGGGACGTATCAAGTTGGCTCTGTAAGTCCGGCTGTTGGAGGGATTGCTAACAACTCTTATGGAGATAGTACGATTTCCAGTGCTTTTACAGCCTCTGGTCCGTCTGATATCGGGCTAAGCATCCCCGCAGTTAGAGTTAACGCGGTTGCACCCACTACATACTACTTAAAAGCTCAAGCCGCTTTCACCGCAGGTGCAGCAAAAGCGTATGGCAGAATCTCTGCGACTCGAGTGAGATAAATTATGAAGGGGTGGCTTTAGCTACTTCTTCCTCGTGACATCTTTCATCTTTTCTTTTGGAGTTTTTACCTTTCCGGATTTTGCTCCTAACTGGTCTGCGTTCGTTAACCCCAGTTTCGCTGCTGCTTTCTTCACACCGCTTCCGATCTTTGACATTTTCTTCTCCCGTGTAAATTAATTCTTCTTTGATTTCAGTAATTCTACCAAACCATTCTATTTTCTTTTCTAATTCTTGTTTTTTGATAGGTATCATATATCTGCTAACTGGACAATGAGGGCATGCGTGACCTCCCATTAATGAGTGGGTAGACTCTTCAGCGTTAAATTGGTGTCCATTGCAGCAGGAATATCCTCTCATTTTCTCTTGCTCTTTCCAGCTTTGCTGTAAGCTATCGCGGCTGCTTGCTTCACGGGCTTTCCTTCCCGAACCTCCGTCGCAATGTTTTCTGAAATAACCTTTTTTGACGAGCCCTTCTTTAGTGGCATATTTTTCCCATCCTGATTTCATATGATTAATTCCGATTTGACTTTCTTCTCAACTTCCAAAATATCTTCAATTTTCTGCTTCAAAGCTCTGTCCCGAACAACCACTATCGCAATAATTATAACAACGATAGTGATCCAGTTATTCTTGATAAATTTCATGCTGCCTCAGCTTGTTGAATTTTACTCTTCCAATGGCTAAATTTAACAAATAAGCGCTTCTCATCTTTTAGAAGTTCTTTTATTGTCTGAACGGGTGACCAATCAAAGTGTTTTTGGACGACTCTTAAATATTCCATTGCATGATGTTTGTCTTCTTTATCAAATATCTCTAGAAATTTATCAATATAATCTTGCTCATTTTCAATCTCAACAAACTCTTCCGCTTTTAAAAGCTCAGGCTCTACAGGTTTTGATTCAGCCGCGCTGATTTCACCTTCTACGTAGCCAATCCCTATCACGTCGCTAAAGAGCTGTCTAGCTAAGCGGCTCAAAGCTCTTGCAAAGCACATGTCTTTTGGCCATTTAGACCATCCGCCGCCAGGTTTAACCAACCCTGCTTTTTGAGCTTCAGCGACTGAAAAAGAAGCTTCTTGGGTTTCGCCTGTATCTCCGCGTTTACCAACTAAAGTGCATTGTAACTCTGTACACTCTTGAACTTTAATTTGGTGTCCAGCTTTCCGAATTAGTGCAGACATCATACGAGCTGAAATCTCTACTTTACCTTGGATAATGTTCAATCCGCCGTTAAGCGCTTGGCATGGAGGAACCCCTAGTTCTCTAGCTGAGAGCATGATCATCATCACCGCGGCCTTTTCGCCTACGCCTTTATACATTTTGCTAGATACTGCATGCTCAGCCATGGTATGGAAAACCATCATCTCATGTTCGCTTGGCGCGCCTGACTGATATGATTGTTGTTTTAGCACAATTTCATTCATAGTTATTTCCTAGTTTGACTTTTCTTAGCTTCTGCTTCCCATTCTTCTAGAGTCATTGCATCGCCATAATCGTTTTTACCATTTCGTCTAGATGGAGCTTCGTTTCTAACTTTTGATACGGCAGGCACTACAAGAGTGTTATTCCTCCAGCGGTCTAATCTTTCTTGCATAAGATCGCTTAAATTGTTCATGTCAATCCTTGTGATAGAAATGTTTATAAGTTCTTAAAATAGCTAGAAAAAATGAATCATCAACAGGGTATTCGTATAGCTTCGGCTCTTTGCCATGTTTGTTTAGATGTAGAAAAATGATTCTTTTGATGTCATAGCCATTATTTTTAGCTAAATAGGCGTAGGCAGAGCCTTGAGCTTGCCAGGTTTTAGACGGCCGAGATGAGGTTTTTATATCTACAATAGCCATGCCTTTATCAGTATTTGTGATAAAATCAACCTGACCCGTGATGTAAAGTTCATCATCCCAAAAGCGTTGTTCAATTTTGACAACGTCTATGCCAGAATCCCACCACTTTTTAAATGATTCAACGTACCCCCAAGTCTCATCTTCGACGCCGATTTCCCCAATTCCTTCGGCTATTCCCTCACAAATCTTGTGAACTTTTGTTCCGCGCTCAGCGGCATAAGCGACAATGTCGGGGTTTATAGCCTGTAAACCACTGAATGGATATAGTACGCTGGTTACGCGCAAATAGTTTTCTCTAGACTTTACAGAGTCGATCATGTAAAGTTCCTCTGAAGCATTTGAATTAGGATAGCGGTAAAAGATAATAGTAAAAATGCTGCTATATACTTATTGCTTTCGTCTTGATAAAACATGCTGAAAACCAATTAATTAAAGTTTTAACTTTACTTAACCGTAGCAGATCATGGGTCAGATTGACAAGTATTTTCTTGGGAGGTTGTATGGATGTTTCCGTTTTACAGTTTGAGATATGCCCAAACAAATTTAAGCTGGGTAATGTCATTGTGCAGTACGGAGCCTTGATCTTAGAGTGTGAGCTTGTGTACTATTCTCCGCGGTCTAAAATTTGGGTAAGGATGCCGGAAAGGTGGGAAACAGACGCTTATAAGCGGCATTACGCTTATTGGAAATCTAAAAAAACGTCCGATGAATTCCAAGAAATTGTAGTTAAACAAATATTTGATAAGTTTGACATGAGTCGTGAAAAAGTCATTCTTTTACACGAGCGAAAAGCTAAAAAGAAGTGTTTCAAAACATTGTTGTAGACTTTTTTTAGGCAAGATTGTAACTTTGTAGAAAAAAACACCCCCGTTAGGGGGTGGTTAGGAAAAATGATAAAGATCCTGTAAAGATCCTGATAAGAAGGGACAAAGAGTCACAGACAAAGGTGCATGATTGGTAGTTAAGTGTAAGTCTTTTAGAAGGGATACATCACTTAAATACCATTGAAACGTGTACCTGTCGAAAATTGTACAGGACCTTTATCATTTTGTCTAGATTAAAATGATCTAAGGACACAAATGGATATTTACGCTGTTACATCACAAGAACTCCTAGAGAGGATCTCACGCCATTGCCCTGAATCTTTATATGCATATTTGCAGTGCATCAATAGAGCAGATATAGACGGAACCGTGTTCTTTTCACGCGATTTAGTAGAAGTTGACATGTCAGAAGATTGGCGCAGATTTAAAACAAATATCAAGAAATTAGCGCGCGAAAACCTTTTAGAATGGCACCCTTTTAATGACGGTATTGCTGTCACGATAGCGGGGCATAATGGAAACTAGTAAGTATTTCATCTGTTGCGAACGTTGCTTTGAATCTATTTGTAGAGAAAGCACGCGCGCAGCCAAAGTCTGGATGGACTACTGCGCGCATCAGCTGAGTATAGGTCAGACAATTAAAGCTCAAGATTCTCCAGTAACCAAAAAACTCGAAATCATGGGCTTCATTGTTTCAACCGAAGTAGACGACGGGATTTTAATCCGTGTCAATGGTCACATGAACACTATGGACGGCGAGCACTACTTTTGTGTTAAAGCAGGCCACTATGACTAAAGTTTATTGTTATCTTATTCAAAGAACAGTGCCGAGTTTTTACACCCGGCACGGAAATGAATATATACAGATAACAAAACTTTTTCCAATAAAACTAAAAACCCCAATTTTATCAAAAGGATCTTAGTATGACACTATTAACCTCAATAAGTAAGAATAACCGATGACAAATCTTTCACCCTCAACCTATAAAGATTAACATGGTACCTACATCCATTAGCCTCAACATAAAAGGATAACAAATGACACATCACCCTCAACCTATAAGGCTTAGTATGATACCTCAACTATTAAACTCAACGTGTAAGGATAACAGATGACACCTCCACTTTTAACAAATGAAGACATAAACGTCAATACTGAAAGTTTAGACTCTTCAATTACAATAATAAAAAAATGTTTTCGCAATCCCGGTTTTCAGGAAGTCGTAGTATTTCCGAAAGGAGGTAGTGGTGAATAATCCAGAAGAAAACCAGCAAGTCAATAGAGATTTCAAAGGGATTTGGATCCCCAGGGAAATTTGGTTGTGCGAAGGCTTGTCCGCAATGGAAAAATGTTTATGGGCTGAAATAGACTCTCTTTACAGTAAAGAAAAGAAAGGCTGTTATGCTAGTAACGAATATTTAGCCAACTTTATGGGGGTTAAAGAACGCACGATTAGAGACGCCCTTTGCAAGTTAAGGCAGCTTAAACTTATCGAAGATGTTAGCTTTAACGGTCGCGAACGGGTGATAAAAGCGCTGCCTGTTGATGACGATTTTCCTAGCCGCCTAGCAGACTGGCGAAAATCCGCCACCCTGCATGGCGAAAATCCGCCACCCTGTCCGGCGGATAACCGCCACCCTCTCTATATAGATAACAAAGTAGATAACAAAGAAGATAACAACACACCTCCTACCTCCTCAAATCAAAGGAAGTCAAAACAACCTGCTTCGCAGGATTCGGCTAGCGCCGAGGGTGTGAGTTTTGATTCTTCCCCAAAGCCAAAGAAAGAAAAACCACCTGCGGCGTTTTCCGCCAAGGTGAAAGAAATCACAGCTGAGATGATCGCTATTGCTAGGAGATGTAGCCCCGTCTACCGGGAGCCAGACAAGCTGGATAAATTCTACGAGCAAGTGGCTTTGATGCTAGAGAAAGATCAACAAGACCCTAAGATTTTACTACGAGCTTTCGAGTGGGCTTGCTCCGATACTGTAGAGCGCGACAGCTTCAAAGGTTGGCAAGGAATTGTTTGTTCCAACAAAAAAAGAGGCGGTAAAATCTCTAATCCAGCAGAGAAGTTTAGGGATAATTTTACAAACATCCACGCTCAGATGATTTCGCAACCGGTGAGAAAGTTTGCTCCAAGCTCCAATGATGAGGCCAGCTTAGCTAAGTGGAAGGAAGCGGAAAAGAGGGCTTTATGAAAACTCTCTCTGGCATTTGCAAAGATACGCTAGATAATTTTTTAGGTCGTAGTCGAAAGTTGGTTCATTTTTTTATGAGCTCGAAAGGTTACCAACCTATCGATCCACCTGCATGGTCTGACGAGTTGACATGTCCTTTTTGCGGTGAATCCAGGTTTTTCTTGTGTATGATTGACAAAGACAAAAGAGCGTGGGGGTGCGGACGCGTTTGCTTGGGATCTAAGCTTCCTTTTAGCGTGGATGCTGTGTCCATACAGCCTATTGTAATAAGATCGCTAGAATGGCCCTTATTTTGCGAAATAAACGGTATCGGCAATATACATCACGATGTAAGATTCGAGGAGATCCGGCAATCGCAAGGGAAAATAGATTATATGCTCAAATTTGCATCCAAGCCTAAAGGCATTATTCTCATGCGCGGCGATCCAGGTACGGGAAAAACTTACGCGGCTATGGGTGTTTGTGAGTTTTACACACGAAAGTCAGAGCTTTGTATTTTTACAACTCAAAGAAAAATGTCGAGTGACTGGCATTTAAGTGCAAGCGATGGATTGAATAATTATATTAGATCTATTACTAATACGCCATTATTAGTGGTTGATGACTTCGGCACTGGAGAACCAACAGTTAAGTTTTTAGAGTTTTTCATGGATCTTATTAACACAAGAATGCAATGGGATAATAGAGGAACTATTATCACTACAAATCTTGATAAACAAAAACTAAATAAGTTTTGCGGTCAAGCTTTGTCAGATAGATTTTTGACAGGTCAAATTTTCGAGTTCAATGGTGAAACAAGAAGAAAGCAAATTATTTTATAAAGGAGTTTATATGTTAGAAGTACAAAACATTAATGCAGTTAATAAGGGTAGTTTACTAGCTACTTGCGACGTGCATATTGCACCATGGAAGATGACTTTGATTGATGTAAAGATCTTCCAAAAAGGCAATAATCGTTGGATTGGTATGCCGTCTAAAGATTTTACGGACCAATTCGGCGAAAAGAAATATACTGACCTTATCACTTTTGATAATGACAGTGTTAAAACTAGATTTAGAAATCAAATTATGGGCGCTATTGATAAGTTTCTAGCTCAAAATCCTGATATGACGCCAGAAGATGTTATCAAACCAGAAGATGATGTACCATTTTGATTTAATAATTGGTCGGTTTTAGTTAACCGACCTAAATAAGGAGTTAAAATGGAACAAGAGTTTATAGAAAGATTTGAAAGAAATGTTGCTTATTTAGCTAAGAATATTCCGCCTGATGATATTTACCCTTTTACGGAAAAAGTGATCATGACGGCATTATTTTTCCTGCAACAGTGGGGTTTATATACTGATCTTGATCGGCACTGCGAAAAGTATCCCGACGCTAAAAAAGTTATAAGATCGATATTAGAATTTGAACTCAATAGATGTAATGATGTAGATGTTAAAGTTGATCTAATGATGGACAGTTTCGAAAGTGAGTGATAATAAAGAATATCAAACCTGTGAAATGTGTAAAGTTTTATTCTTAAGAGGGGTAAGGTCTAGGCGTTTTTGTATACAGTGTTCCGCTAAAAGATCTTATACGCCTGTACAAAATGCACCTAAAAATTGCGGCGTTTGTAACGAAATGTTTAAGCCCTCAAATAAATCAGAAAAGTTTTGCGGTCAGATTTGTAAAGCAGCACATAAAATACAGCAAACTAATAGCGCTTGGTGTAAAGAGTACAAGCCTAAAAAAGTTTATAGGCAATTTGGCCATATGTTTAAGTTAGGCTCAAATAAATCAGGGTAAAAATGAGATTAATAATTGATGGCGACCCCATCGCACAAATTAGAATGAAATATTCAGGCAGAAACGGAATAGGGAGAATGTATGACCCCCGACAAAAAGAAAAAACTAAGCTCAAAGATATTATTAAGCGTTGTTATGGCTCTAATCCTATTTTTATCCATCCCCGTGTATCTTTTGTTTTTCATATGCCAATACCTAAATCTATTCCTAATCGGTTACTTTCGCTTTACCAGTCTGGCTTTCTTAAGCATGAGAAAAAACCTGACGTTGATAATTTTATTAAACTTTATTTAGATTGTATGGATATTATTTGTTTTGATGGAGATCAAAAGGTGAGTTTGGGGCCTTCTGTAAAGCTTTACCATCCTCACCCTAAAACCATCATCATTATTAATGAATCAACTCCACTTCTCTCCCCGTTGGAGGTCGACCCTTCAACTTTTCTTCTTTTATTCTCTGAAGAATCCGCCAAACAGTCATCTTGTGAAATGGAGTTTCTTCCCGACTCTTATGCCCCCACAGCGTTAGAGTCGTGGCAATGTCCTGGTATGATCTACCCTCAGCAGCAAGTTTCTCCATCAGAGCAATTACCTTTTGCTCTTCAGCAATGGGAACAAGCACACCGCGCTTCATTACAATTTCCTTCCCTTTCCTGATGGGTACTAATTTAGTTTCATGCATTCCATAGCCGTATGGTAGCTTTCCTGAATATCTTTGGCCTTTATTCTTCTTGTTTCCTAATCCATCTTTTACCCTAATTCTTGTCGTATCTCTTTCTTTTTGGGCTAGCAAACCCATTAAACCTACGGTAAATTCATCGCTGTATGGGTCGTTCAAAGAAACAACTTTTGCTTCTAGAGTTCTAACTATCAACCTATAAATTGTAACCATCTCTATTATATCTCGGCTAAGTCGATCAAGCTTATAAACTAAAACTGTATCACCTTTCTTAATAGAAGATAACATCTTTTGAAGCTCTGTACGTTTTTTATACTCAACGCCAGATGACATCGATTGATCATTGAAAAATTCTATCGTGTAATCGCCAGCGGGGTTGTTCTTTCTTGCATACTCTTTACATAGCTCCATTTGCATTTCTGTTTCTTGCTCATCAGTTGACACGCGTAAATAAACTAGGTATTTCATAAATCATCCTCTATTAATCTAATTTTGTTTAGATTCTTCCAGTTGTATATTGTTTGAACCATTTTTATATAGTCTTCTGTACGCGCTTTGGGTGCAAAATGATCTACTAATTTTTGAACATTTCCATTCCATTTATCTATATCAAAATCAGGATGATTAATTAACTTTAGTAGCGCTCTCCAAAATCTACTTGAAGTTGTATAAGCTGAATAGCCGTTCATCTTTCTAATGTATTCTATTGTTTTCCAACATATTCCTAATTCTGATTCTAATTCACCCTCATTGAATTCAAACTCCCCCGCTTTGAAATTACTGAAGCTTAGTTTTGACTCTCCAATTGCGATATTAAGCGCGACTTTCAAGGTAAGCCTGTTCTTTTTCATAAAAGCTTTCAGTTTGATGTATTCATCTTTTTGATGATGGCAATAAAAGTTTAAATAGTCTCCTGTTGTCCACGCTTTTGAAATGTTCATGCGCACAATGTCCGCTGCGTCCAACTTCGCTTCTTTCTTGTAGTAAACTTCTACACCTAAATATTTAGCAGCTAATACGCGGTGCTGACCGTCTATAATCTCCATTTTATCGTTAACATCGATAGGTCTTAAATGTAATAGGTCTTTAGCTTTAATAGACTCTATTAGCCGACGCACATGCGCTTGATCTATCTTTTCTCTGTTGTCTTCTCTAAAAATGAAAAGATCATATTCTTTTGTTTTCTCTATCACTTAAAATCTCCTTTATACAATCGTGTAATATTTCAATTTGCATCTCTAAATTTTCTATTCTTTGTCTATATTTAATCCCGTGGTACTGGCCTGCATTTCGCTCTGAAAGTATACTGTATTTTTCTACTAATGTACTTCGCGCTACTCGATGTGCTTCTTCAGCTGTGTAATCATCTTTATTACCGCATCTTCTGGTTTCGTATACCAATCCGGACTTGCTACGTCCAATTTTTCTAGATATCTCCGGTAAACTTTCCCCTTGCTTGAGGAGTTTTTCAATTTCCTTCCTCTCCTCCAGTGTAAAGCACCTAACTTTTCCCATCTTTCTTCTTTTTGCGAGGCATTTTGATATTTGGCATGATAGACTTTAAGCTATTAATCACATCTTCCTCGCTTAAGTCTGTTCTATCCAACACGTTTTCAATTTGAGTTTTATAGAGTGCTATTAAACGCTGTATTTCCCAACAAATAGTTTTTCCTGTCTCCGCTTCGTCCTCATCTAGCAAACCCTTGTTAAATGCTGCTATGTGGAATGCTTCTAATGTTTTTAGAGAGATTAAAGAGCTTAATAAGGCAGCTCCATAATCTTCTAAGCTATTTAAATCCTCTGCATTAACAAACTTAATTTCTTTCATGCTGTTCTCCAAATTGTTTAATCTTTTGAACTGCTAAGTTAGATGGCTTATGCTTCCCTGTTTCCCATTTTGTTATTGTCTGAACTGATACTCCTAGTCTGTAGGCGAAAGCCTCTTGCGTTAAGCCTAACTTCTCTCTAATTGATTTAATTTCTGTATTCATAGTTATTCCTCATAAGCTTTTTAAATATCTCGTTTATGTATCTTGGTCTGTATTCTTGATCTACTGTCAAAGGCTCACCATGAGCGTTGTAAAAACTCTTAAGGCTTTGCATGCTCCACTGGCCTAGCTCTAAGTTGTCGCTCACACCTAGAAACATTATATCATCGTCGTTATCGGGATTAAGCGCGTAGATGTAAAACTCTATTTTAGAGAGAGGGTCGTAAACCCTCACCTCTGCTTTACATTCCATACCGTCGGCTTTTTCACCCCAATTGGCTTTAAGCTTTTCTAATTGTTTATGATTTAATATCATATAACGCCTTACTTGTTATTCTTCTTGCGCTCTTCTATTGCGCAAAGCCTTCCGTGAAAGTCTTTCATTTCATTTTGTATAGAAATAATTAAATCTATGCATTGTCTATGGTCCGAGCGACTTTCAGCCCTAAACCAGATGATTAATCCGGCGTTAGCTAAGAAAAGCGCAAATACTTGCATCCAACTTTCATTCATAATGCCTACCTTTATTTTGATCTTTTCTTTCTTCTACGTGCCACATTAAACCCTCATCTGTAGCCATTCTTATTGTGTCTATAGCTATCTTATGTCGAGGAGCCAGGTCCATTAACATTTTAACGCTTAATTTTATGAGCTCATACCCAAGCCTATGCTTGGGTAAAATACTGCTATGTTTATCTATTAGAGCTAGCAAGTCTTCTTGCAACTCGTTATGTTCATCGTTCACCTGTACACTCCACCAATATTTTATTTAAGATGTTTAAATATTCCTCATGCGCTCGCCCTAGCATAGGGTCCCAGCGGTATTTTTTAGCTAAGTATAAAGCTATGTCTCTAACTTCTTGCAATCCCTGCACGGCTTTGCTATTATGTAGATACCATTCGTTTTGCGGGGCGTAAGTCGCGCCCCGTTTTTCACTTTCAATCATTCTTCTTCTCCTTCTTCTGGATTGCATTCATTGCAACCGTTATCGTTTAATTGACAATCCTCTTGAAAGCCCTCATGCCCACAATTTGAGCAATTATGCCACATCTCTAACTTGTCACCATTCATCATAGCTGTTTGATATTCACTGTTAGTTAAGAATACAAAACCGCTATTTCTATTCATCATAGCTACTGTGTCCTCTTCGTAAAAGTCGTCAGGCAAGCCTTGTTTGTCCCACGCTGTTAAGAGTTCAACTAGCATCCATCTTTCACGGCTTCCAAAGTCTGCTAAATTAGATGTTGTAACTTCTTGTCTCATATATACTCCTGTTTAAGTGTTTATCAAGGTGCACTATTGCTAATGCACCCGGGAAAGACTTAAAATCAATGAGGGGTAAACATTAAAAACTTGTGCGCCTCATTACCAGGGTAAGTAGCCTCCTTTAGAAGCGTGTATAGCCTCAACCTTTTCAAGTTAAAATCTTTAATACAGTTACCTTCTAACGTGTCTACATCCGCGCTTTTAATAGCATTATTTGATAATCCCATCAATTCACTTAAGCTGTCCCTGATAGTATTCAAAATAGCTTCTTGTTCTTCAAAATTATTCATTTATTCCCCTTTATTGTTAAAAGCAGTCACTTAAATAATACATTCTTCAGCGTCTTCAAACTCAGGGTCTAGAAATTGCAGCGCGTCAATCACCAAATCTGCGTCACCCTTACTGTTATCCCTAAATCTCTCCACAAAGTAGTCAAATGGAATGTCTATACAATGATTGTGAATCATTCTCCCCATGCGAAAAGCTTGCATGAAAACATTTCCATCTTCTAGCTTCCAACACTCTACACCGTAATTGTTGTAGTACATTCCACCGACTAACCCTAGTTCACATTCAACGCGCTTACCTTTCTTTGTTTTTGGCATGATATCCCCCTTAATAAGATGTTTGCTGCCTATTCGGCAGTATAATAAGCGTAAGACATCATATTTCTAAGCTACCTATTCGGTAGTAAAACAAAGCCTCATATTTCTAAGCTGCCTACACGGCAGTTTAAACCCCTACACACGTGTAAGTTGCTGTCTTGTTAATTTTGTCTATCTCGACTACACATTTTGTTAGTTCCGCAACCAAGGTTAAGTTTGATACCCCTTGATTGTATAGATTTATGATTGTTTTTAGTACGCTGTATTTGACTTTGTATTCTGTGGACTCAGAAAATAGTATAAAATATTGCATGTTTACCTCTTGTTATCTGTATTTATTGTAAGCACCAACCGCTACAACTTGCTCTCGTTTGAGAGTTAAGGAGACTTGTTAGCTGCTTATACTCACTAATATACTACATCACTGATAAAATAACAAGTTAAATAACATAAAGCATATATCTACACGTAAGTCATTGATAATCAACGACTAAAGAAATGTTTTGACAAGTAATTGGTCGATCTGTTATGGTTTGGTATAATCAGGCTTGACCGCCACCACCACGCCGGGTTGAGGCGGGTTACATTTAAATAGGTGTATATATGCCAATTGCTAAATCAAAGTCTAAACCTGCACAACTTGGCGATAAAGCAAGAGACCCTAAACCAGGCATACCATTAAAAAGAGATGTGATTCAACCACTCATCAAGAAGCTGAATGGTAACCTATCTCGTATAGCTGAATCAATAGGTACTACAAGAGGTACAGTTAGACGTTTCATTGATAAGGATGAAATGCTTAAGCTTGAATTAGAAGATGCACGCGAGCGGATACTTGATGAGCTAGAAGATGCTGTTTGGCAAGATGCTATTGAGAGTAAGGAGCCAGCTATGAGATGTTTTCTATTGAAGACACGTGGAAAGCATAGAGGTTATGAGCAATCAGAAGCACAGAATGCTGCTAAGGATATAGCTACAGCAGCCTTTGATTTCATCATCAACAAGAGTAAGAACCCCGCTGAACCTGCATAACCACCCTCACACATATGCTACAACAGTACTATACTAGTAACCGAGTAGGTAGTCAGTTACGAACGGTCGGTTACGCCATCAACTAAAGATATAAGTACTAGGGTCCCATCGACATTGATATATTCTAAAGAAATGTGTTGATAGCGATCCTTAATTAGTACCGGTACTATGTTTATATTTATCCCTCACCTCTCTCACATTTAAATCCTTTTTTCAAAAAATTTTATAAAAAAATTATGTGGTGCTTGCATGAGTATGCTATAGAAATCTACGGAATATTACAATCTCGGTACATACGCAATCGATCTTTTTTTTACAGTGACATTTCGAAACGACTTCTTCTGTTAAGATAACTTTTTTTCCGTATTCACAGATCGCTTCATGAATGTCAACCCCATACTTTCGTTTGTAACTCCAAGCTCTGTATTTGGCTCTTAACCAATAGAATATGCGCTTCATGATTTCTCCTTCATTTTACGCTCCTCGTTGCGTATTAATTTAGTGTGTGGTAAAGTATGGGTACAAATGGAGATGGTTTACTTCTATCACCAGGAGTGTGATAGAGGGTAACCCCATAGTCATTTTGCTATATTTTTTTTTACCCTGGTTTTCTTCGCTGAGAACTGGGGTTTTTTTATTCTTCTCTTAAAGCTGTTATAACCGCTTCTAGACATACTTTTGGATCTTCCTGAGCGGCGATCATATCTTTTAAGATATGTACTAGTGTCATTGATGTTAGAGCTGGGTTACCACACAACTTCATCAGACAGACGATTTGTGCGTATAAAGTTGTGAATTTAATGTATTCTTCATCATCGTCCATCTTTACTCTCCTGTTGTTTTCTGGTATTTATACCTGAAAGTAGATATAAACTTAAATAGAGAAGGTGGAGATTAAATTATGAAAACGAATGAAGAGATACTAGATGAAATGTGTTTTTTGGATGACAACGGAAATCCAATCAAAAATTACAGTCTAAGAAAAATGATAGAAATGGCAAAAGAATCTGAATATGGCGGTGTTTGGTATTCAGATAAAGGTCCTATTCAGATCACAAAAGAGGGCGAGCTTAAGCCTATTTAAAAAATATACAGGGTATATTCTACGGAAATGGAGGGGTATGAGTTATTACAAATCAGAGCGTATCATTCCTGTCTGGGTTAAGGTAATGTTGAGTCTGTTTATTTTTCTGTTATTATTCATGTTTGCGGTCTTTCTTATTAAGGAAATCGACTTTAAGAATACGCCCTCTGTAGAGCAGGAGTGTAGATTGCTTTCTATAGAGTATAGTCCTTCAACAGAAAAAACTAGATTGGCTCCTATTATTGGTGGGTCTACGTCTGTGGCTATGTATACTACAGGTACACCCGAGATGAAAATTACAGTCTGGGATTGTGGAAAGTATGGTCGATTAAACTCTGACGATAATAATGTCTACCGATTTGCTAAAGAAGTATCTATCCTTTATATTAAGAGTAATGATTACGATACAAGAATTGTGGGGATAAAAAATGCAGTGGATTGATGTTAAAGATAAGATGCCTGAGGATTATGAAAAGGTATTGGCTGTTTTTAAATACAAAAAGGGTGAGGTGTATAACTTATCCGCTAGTGGCTGGTTTGCAGATTCTGTCTATTCTTGTAGAGTAGATGAAGGAAGGTTTGTTATGGAACCATACGGACCTTCCCTGCCTGCAACGCATTGGATGCCAATGCCTGCGCTACCAGAGGAGAGGGATAGTGATGCAGTGGATTAGCGTTAAAGAAAGACTTCCCATGAAACATAAGAGAGTGTTGGTTACGGATGGCGTAGACGTATGTATCTACCCTAGGAGTTACCTTCTGCATCCGGAGACTGTTGAGCCCGTGTGTGGAATTAAGTTAGGGGAGATCGTTTGGTGGATGCCGCTTCCTCAGGCTATTGGGTTTAGCTCCTCAGGGAGCGGGCATGATAATGTATACCTTAGCTCTCTAGACCCAGATTCCTCTGGTAGAGATTAAACGGTCCATAACATTTTCTCGATCTCTTTCGATGGCGCCCTGGTTTAGAACTTTGAGGAGCGCCCTTCTCTCTCCTTTTAGATTAGATAGGGTGCTCTTAAGCTCTGCATGCTTTTCCCTGAGCTCTATGTTTTTTAGAGTCTCTTCGGCTAAGACTTCCAGGTTATCATTTAACTCTTCTAGGTCTCTTCGGTTAGAAACCGAGTCTACACCGATGATTATTAGGTTACCTAAGATCGGGACGAGTAAGAAAACGCATCTTAGGTAACTCTTGCTCTTTAGGTGGGAAAGGTAGTGGTTTTCTTCGACAAATTCTCTATCTAGTAAGGGGATAACCACGCATTTTTGAAAGATATCTATCAAGTTCGTCGCGGTGCTGATGAAGGGGACGTAGTCAAAGAACATATCTGTGTGAGTAAGTAGACTTAAAGTTGAAACGCTCATGTGATATCCTTATTTTAAATTTTATTATCCACAAATTTTTATTTGCCATCTATAAAAACTTTATGGTAGTTTCAGGGTGTTTACTCTGGAGGGAATATGAAAGAAGTTAGATGGACTTTGCCGGCGGATCATTTTAATCATAGGGATCTGTTAAGTCCTACCGTGAAGTTTATGAGGTATCCTCCTCTTAGTCTTCCTGAAGATGTATATTGTGGAAGTGAATTAGTAAAATCTTTGCTTGGAATTGATAAGTCTATAGGGTATAACCTTAGAGATAAGGAATGTCTTGAGAAATGGTTAGTAAATTTTAAAAAAAGGAAGGATCCTATGAATGATATGGAAAAAGAGTTAGATAGACTGTGGAGGGCAACAGGTAATGAGTCAGTAGATGTCAAAGAAGAGCTTGAAGATCTACATAAAGTTTACATGGAGGCTGAAGAACACTTAAAGCACAGGGAAGCGAACGCGCTGGAGCAAGCAACTTTTGCGATGAAGAAGTTTCTTGAAGTGCAGGAAGAGCGCAAAAAGATTAGTAATAAGCTTTCAAATCTTAAAACTAAGATGTGTGGTCTCAGCGATTGTGAGCATGAAGATGAGGATGACTAATGTATTTAGTCTTGATTCCTCAATCAGATTTTTATGGAGGTCCTAAAAATACAGATTTCAACTCTTTCTTTACTATGGATAGAGAGAAAGCGCTTAAAGCTGTAGAGGACTGGAATGGAATCGCTTATATATTAGACTCTCTTAAGTTGTTAGATCCAGAAGAAATAAACAAGGAAATAAGCGATGAATAAGCAATATTTATTGATGTGTAACGAGCAAGTAATGCATTATCTTAATGGAGCGATAAGAGGAATAGAGTTTATTGAAGTTCAAGGGGTGAATCTGAATAATGAAAATAAGCTTAACCTTCTTGTCTCTCCCTTTATATCTCCGGTTGTAAACCAGACTGTATTCCCTGTATCTCCAGATAAAGACGTAGATATGGAGCCACCTAAAGATGCTTAACGGGTTGTATATTTGTGCGGGATGCTTTTTGGTATTCACAGGAGTTATCTGCTGTAATGCTCAATACCAGGCGGTGAAGAAATATTACCCCTCTTTAACGATATGGGAATATCTTATTTTACAGGACAAACTAAGAATAACCCCCGAAAGAGATTGATTTGATGGACCCTAATCTTAAAGAATTAATTGATTGTGAGAAGATGTTGGTTAAGATCTGCAACGGTTTTGATCCGTCGGTTGCCACAACAGCTATCGTTTCAGTGATAGTCAACAGTTTTGTTTATCACCATAAAAATAAAGAAGAGTTTGTGCATGTATTGACGCAGGCTTGGGATTTTTATTTCAAGCAGTACGCGGAAGATTGTGCGGAAGAGAAAGGAGAGGTTAAAAAATGTCCGTCTCGGAGGATGAA